GTGCTGACCTCGCAGGCATTGAGCTTAGAATGCTCGCACACTACCTTGCTCGATATGATGGAGGCAGGTACGGAGACGTACTTCTCAACGGTGATATACACCAAGAGAATGCCGACAAGATTGGAATCTCTCGTCGTCTAGTAAAGACTGTAACTTATGCCTTTCTGTACGGAGCCGGTGACCAAAAGATCGGATTATCTTATGATGCGCAGTTATCACCTAAGGATGCCAAAGCTAAAGGCGTCGAGATACGCCAAGCTTACATGGATGCAATTCCTGGACTTGAGAAACTGGTTACTGCGGTTAAGTCCAAGGCGGAATCTGGTTACATTAACCTGTGTGACGGTCGCCGCTGCGCTGTTGATGGTAGCCACAAAGCCCTTAACTACCTACTCCAAGGGAGCGCGGGTATTGTAGCAAAACAATGGATGGTTCACACTCATAATGTAATCAACCAAGGTCAAATTAATGCACACCAACTAGCATTTATCCACGACGAATTGCAGTGGGAATGCTTACCAACTTATGCAGAGGATCTAAAAAATCACCTAGAGATGTGCGCTGCACTAGCTGGTGAATACTATAACCTCCGCGTTCCCATAGCTGCTGAAGGAAAGATCGGCAGTAATTGGGCTGAAGTCCACTAATCCACCCAACCGATATGGCAGTAAAATCTAAAACCTCTCTTGGTCGCGTTCAATTCGAGTCCAAGGCAAAATATAAACACACCCGTCAAGGTAATGGCACTCGTAGTCTTCCTTCGCATGGGCGAAAGCTCAAGCGAGGACAAGGTAAGTGAGTCTACTAATTGACTGTGATTACATTGTCTATAAATGCTGCGCCGCTACTGAAACCGAAATTGACTTCGGAGAAGATCTCATCGTCGTCACCTCCAGATTCAATGAAGCATATGACTACGTTGAACGAGAGCTCTACAACATCGCTACCGATCTCGGATGTTTTGATGACTCTATTCTGTTCTTTTCTGATTCTGTCAACTTTCGCAAATCTCTTGACCCAGCGTATAAAGGACACCGTAATCGAAAGAAACCGTGCGGCTACAAAAGAGTCATCAACAAACTCAAGGAAGACTACCACGTTGTTGTGATGCCTACCCTTGAAGCTGATGATGCGATGGGCATCTACGCTACTAAAGAGCCTGGACACATCATTTGCAGCCCTGATAAGGATATGCGACAGATTCCTGGTGAGTTGTATGACTTCACCCAGGAAGTGAGTACTATCACCCCAGAAATGGGTAAGCGCTGGCACCTAATTCAAACAATGGCTGGTGATCAAACTGATGGCTATGCAGGTGTACCTGGTATCGGAATCAAACGAGCTGCTGCACTTTTAGATGAACACGGTGATAACTGGAAGACAGTCGTAGATGCTTTTGCAGAGAAGGGTCTCGATGAGTCAGTTGCATTATTGAATGCACGATTGGCAAAGATCCTTCAATGTGAAGACTATGACTTTTCAACTCAGCAAATCCGACCATGGCTTCCCACCTCCGCCAGTGTTGGATCTAACAATGGAGCAACAGTTCAAGATGCGTCAGATTGAAGACGCCTTGAATAACTCCAAAAGAGAGATAGATGCCATCATTACTCTCTTTCTTGCTCTTCAACGACAGTGTTTTGTGTTGAGCAACAACGTATCCAATCTTGTTTCTAAATGGCCAACACCAACCAATCCGGACCAGAGTACTATCGACGAGGCAGTATCCAAGTTTGGGACTTTATTCGAGACCAAGGACTAAACTTCCATCTTGGTAACGCAATCAAATATATTTGTCGCGCTGGATATAAAGACAGCAAGCGTGACGACATCCGTAAAGCCATCCACTATTTGCAAAACGAACTCGAAAATGACATCATCAACCCTTCTCCAGCAAGCCGTCGAATTCCGGAACGCTTTCCAGGTGAAGAACAGTACTACGCCGGCTTCACGGACTATGCAGAGGCGTTTGATCGTTGAAGAATTCAAAGAGTTTCTTGATGCAGAGAATCAGCTGATCATGGGTCTGACTGTTAATGCAGCAGACTGTTTGAAAGAGCTAGCTGATCTTGTTTATGTTTGCTATCAATATGCTGCTAACCTTGGCTGGGATCTTGATGAGGCACTAGATCGTGTACACAAGAGTAACCTATCTAAGCTTGGTGAGAACGGTAACCCTATCTACCGTGAAGATGGCAAGGTCTTGAAGGGACCAAACTACCAACCTCCTAACCTTACTGATCTTGTTTAATCATGTCTAAACCACCTAAAGAACTTATTGCTCGAACTGGTCGTGTACAATCATGGATTGATGATCCAACCGCTCGCTTGCCTGTCTCCTGTACCGTCTTTACGGTGGAAGACACTATGGAAGGACCGAATGGCATTGAAGCCAGTTGGCGTTTCGTTAGCCATGCGCTCCGATACGGTGCAGGCGTTGCTGTCCACCTTAGCAAGTTGCGACCCAAAGGAGCTGAGAATGGAAAAGGACTCGTAGCATCTGGTCCTGTTTCTTTTGCTAAGATCTACTCAACTCTGAATGAGATCCTCCGCCGTGGAGGTGTATATAAGAATGGCGCAGTTGTATGTCACCTTGATCTTAGCCATCCTGATGTGCTTGAGTTTATTACTGCTAGTCGGGCTGAGCTTCCTTGGGTTAAGCGTTGCGTCAACATTAACCAACTTTGGTGGGATTCTTCTACCAGAGAAGTTAAAGAAGCCCTTCTTGATGGCATCAAAAAAGGAGACATCTGGCTCAACAAAACCAAGGTAGATAAAAATGGAAATCGAATCCGGGGTAACGTATGCCTGGAAGTCTATTTGCCCTCACGGGGTACCTGTTTACTTCAACATGTTAACCTCGGCCAATGTGAACTCGATGACATTCAAACTGCGTTTGTCAACGGAATGTCCGAACTGTGCAGTCTTCACGGAAAAACAGATGTTGGAGCTAGCGGAGAATACCTCCCTCCAGAGACAGATCGCCAAGTCGGTCTCGGAATGCTGGGTCTCGCAAATCTGCTCAGACAAAACGGAGTAACGTATAAACAGTTTGGTAAAGCTCTTGCTGATATCAACGCTGGTACTGAGTATGAGAATACTCCTGCTACCATCATTGCAAAAGAGCTTGCTGGTGGTATCATGGCAGCTGCTCAGGTAGCACGATTCAACAACATGGATCGAGCCTTCGCTATTGCCCCTACAGCGTCCTGTAGCTATCGTTATAAGGATCTTGATGGGTATACTACCTGTCCTGAGATTGCACCTCCTATTGCCCGACAGGTGGACCGTGACAGCGGTACGTTCGGTGTCCAGAGCTTCGACTATGGTCCTGTTGAGATCGCGTCTGAAGTTGGCTGGGAAGATTACAAAGCAGTGTGTGATGGTATCATCACCCTGCTCGATAAGACTGGACTGTTGCATGGTTATTCCTTCAACAGCTGGTCAGATGTGGTTACCTATGATGAGCAATTCATCGAAGATTGGTTGGCAAGTCCACAGACTTCTCTTTACTATTCGCTTCAGGTTATGAGCGACGTTCAAGATAAGTCTGATGCTTATGCCGCATTGGATGAAGGTGACGTTGACGCATACCTGGAGTCTCTTCTTAATGATCCTGCTCCTGATTGTAATTGCGGCGAATGAACCCCTACGAAAAACTACAACAAAGAAAGAGGAAGTGGTCTCCTGTACAGACCACAGCTGGCAAGCTTGTTGATGGTGCGGAAGAAACAATCTTCCGTGCTCTTGCTATGCGACATATGGAACTACCCGTTGGTGACTTTATTGAAGCATCGCTTTCTGAAATTCCAGTTCTATCACAAGACCTGCTCCGATCTAACATCAAAGACGAAGAAAACCACGACCTGGCTCTCGGCTACATCGCCAATGCTCTCGGAGTGGATCCTCAAGCGGAAGCAGAAGCCAAGCGAATTCGAGCTGCGTGGGAAGCGCATCCTGATCACACAGTCCTCAAAGCACTGGTGGCCGAGCGTGCAATTTTCTTCGTTCTACTCCCGTTCTTTCGATTTAATGGTGACGCTGGTCTCCGCACCGTCTCCGCTGACATCAGTAGAGATGAGCAAGTCCACGTGGCTGCAAACTCTCTTGTCTGCAGGGAACTTGGATACGAACCATCTCCATCTCTCGACAAGCTCAGGAAGGCGACGATCAACTGGGTTATGACACCTTTGAAATCGTCTACTAACAAATATCTGGACAAAAAATTTTGGCTGGATTCCAGTGATAGCCTGATGTACCAAGGAAAGGCACCTGAGCTTTCTGACACACGTCGAGCACGAATGCCTGCGTTCTTTGAACATGCAAACCCCAATCTCCCTCAATATGCTTGAAGTCTCCGGACTTCAGCTTAATGTTCTTCTAGAAAAATTAGAAGAGAACTTTCCGCCCACTACACCCAACCCTAGTGAATCCCTTTCACAAATAATGTACCGCTCTGGCCAACGTTCTGTGGTCGAGTGGATTCAATACCAACTCAACGAAGAGAACAATGGCTAAACAGAAAAACAAAGGTGGTGGTGTAAAGGCAGCACTACGTGAACTTGCACCAGGTGGTATTACTAAAAAAGAATTTGAGCAAGTAGCTGAGCAAACAAAAGCTTCCTCACAGAACATTGTGAGGACAATGGACATCATGAATAAAGCTGGACAAGATGTTCGGCTTAATTCTGGTGCAGCTAATATGCTGATTAAGCAGGCTCGAAAATCACCACAAATGATGGGTTCTACATCATCCATATTTGGTGGTGAGCCTGCCTTTGGTCCTGGTCGTATTGGTAAGACCCTCCAAGGTATGATGGGTACCCGTGCTACTGGAGGTTATATTAATCCTCAAAGTGGACAGCAATCGTTTACTGCTGCTGTACCTTCTCAAATGATGATTGGTGGTACGCAAATTCGTCCTGGTGGACGTGTTGCTGTACGTCCTATGGGTGCTGCTCCTGCTATTGGTGGCACCACTACTGCTGGTCCATATGATGGGATGCCAATTCCAAAATTTAATCCGAATGGTCCCGGTCTATTCC